ACCTGGATAGAAACTGTATCGTACTCTCATTGGAGTTTGTGCAGCAGGTCTTGGATGAAGTCTTATTCTCCATCGATTATCAAGTGTAGGCTTCGCTCTTGGTATTGCCATAAAACCATCGATAGCATTACCAAATGGATAAGCAGTATTCTGATGGTCAGGTGAATACGTAGTTGTACTATCTTCTGCTTGGAAGAAGATGAAGTCAGGTCCTGCAGGATACATGATGAAAGAGGATAAGTCTCGGAAGAACTTCTCTTCGAATGTTGCACCACCTTTTCCTATCGCACTTTTGATTCGCATAAAGAATCTTTTGCGTAAACCATAGAAGCCAAGTTTGGTTGTATCGACCATGTCGAATGTTGGCTTTTGATCTTTCGTAAGAGTTAACTCTACAGGGTCACTCATTGGCCCTACTTGGCCGTGTAGTTCGTATGCCATAGCAAACTCGTATGTACCGGCGTACCAAGAGTTCGCAGCTGTTGTAGTCGTCACAGTAAAGTCTTTACCTGCTCTTGGAATAAAGTCACGAACATTCCGACTTACTGTATCAGGTGGTTGGTCGTATGGTATCCAACATGTCGGTGTACCTGTGAAGTCATCACGTAGGTTTAGTTCTTCATCGTCTCTTCTCATAAGACCATAAACATGACCAAGTGCATTGGTGCCTACGCCTGCTTCTTCTAAGTTTCGTATTCCTACTGAAAGTATTGAGATACAATCTTCAGGAAGTGTAAAGTATCGTTGCTGTATCGCAATGTTGCATGCATCAGCTCCTGTAGAACCTTGCCATTTTACTCTGTTTTGTGTAGAGTACTTCGATACTTGTATGCTTGTACCATTGACATCAATTTTGTCGATGATGTACAAACCATTGTTTTGTGAGCTTTCACTATTTGTAAGTACAAGGACATCACCTTCTCTTCGTAATTGTCCTGCTCTATCATCGGTAGCAGTAAGTGTTGCCGATGTAATTGTAATAAGACCATCGGGTAGTTGTTGGCTATCCGCGGTCACTGTAATTGATGCCGCACTTGTAAGATCCGGCTTTGTGTAGATGTCTACGCTTTTTTGATTGAACTTCCAAGGATGTTCACAGAAGAACTCAAGATAAATCTGATTGATTATTCTTTGCACTTCGTTTTGGTATGATTCAACTTCTGGGTCATAGTCGATAATCGAACCAACCATTTCTCGCATGTCTTTCAGGTTCATCTGCTTCCTCTCTTGAAAGATGGGGGCAAGCGAACTTGCCCCCTTGTTTGATTGTCGTTAAAGACTTTGATTAAAAGTTTCGGAGTACCATTACTCTTGAACTTCCATCAGCTGTAGTAGCTTCCAAAGCAACAGCAACAACGATTGGAGCTTGCGCAACAGTCCCTGTAGTTGTACCTGTACCATCACCGAGGTCAGTTCTGAAAGAGTCAACTTTTACAAGCTTTCCTGCAGTACTGTATGTCAATCGGTCACCGGCAGCGATGTTTACAACATCACCTTTGGTAAGTGCTTCTTCAACGATTCCACGAAGAACAACGTCACCGTATTCTCCGGAAGCAATTGCATTTTCAGCAACACCAACAGGGATGTAGTCTGTTCCGTCAGCTTCAGCAATTACCATAGCCTTGAGGCCATTGGATGCTTGAGAAACGTCAAGAGAGACACATGCACCTGCAGCGATTGCTTCGCTTGCACGAAACTTCTCGATGGAACGTCTGTTAGAAACAGCGCTTGAGTCTTCACCAACTCCGGATTCATCTGAACCGAAGAGCTTTTGAATTAATGTATTAGTAGCCATGATTTACCTTCCTTATGCTTCGAATGTACCGGTATGTAGTCCTTGACTTGCCATGTGGCAGAAGTAGACTTGCATACGAGTGTAAATGTTAGCAGAACGAGATGCATAACCTGAGACATGCTCAAAGTCTTCCATTTCGAACTGTGCAGCCGAATCAAAAGCAATCTTCATGTACTCAGTGTTCAAGAAGTATGCACCAATTTGGTCGTCTGTAGTAGCAGAACCGTCACCTTGCTGTGCTTTACCAAGGAATGGATCTACGTGAAGAGCAGCACCATTGAACATCAAGCTTAAACGACCGGCGTCAAGTTGAGTATCATCGATGTATCTTTCGTTGCTTGATTGGATAATTTTCTTGTAGTTAGAGAAGTATCCGCTTGAGCAGATGATCAAGTCAGGTCCCTTACCATTTGGAGAGTTGATTTGACATTGTATGTACAAGTCAGTCATGTCTTCAATTTGGTCAGCGATTGTTGCTGCAGAATCTTTGTATTGATTTGCCAAACGAGAGAAAGTTGTCTTGCTCAATCCACCAATAGAGTTGGTTTGACCGGCAATAGCGTTATTCTCGAAGAATCCTGTAGTAGATCCACCTGTCTTGACGTAAGTAGCGTGACCACCACTGTCTGAAAGACCATTGAAGGTATTCAAGTTTGTCAAGATAGCAGAAGCATTACCAACTACTTGCTTTTCAACTTCACGTTGCAAGGCACCCATAACAGACTTAAGTCGTGCTTCAAGGATAGATACGATAGCTCTTTCGCCTTTGTTTGATAGTTCTTCAGAGCGAGTCAATACGATAGGAGCGACAAAGTCACACCAATTGAAAGAAGCAACTCGAAGAGAGTCTTTGACTGCAAGGTTTACGGGTTCGTACCCAGAGTCAAGTTGAGTGATAGAGGAATGTTCCTCCAAGATAAGTGGGCAATCCAATTTTTGTCCACCGTCGTAAGTTTCTACACCACCTTTTGCACGCATCATAGAAAGTAAAGGAGTAGCTTGAAAAAGCTGATCTACTTCATCTTCTAAGAGGATACGGAGTGTTGAACTCAGTACATCATTACTGATAGCCATAATAGGCCTCCAATTTAGTATTTGTTAAGATTATTCGCATTAGGTTATCCATTGCTGGGTCCTGTGCTTGTCTCTCGTGCATGCGTAGGTAGTTTTTAAGAGGGCACATAGTATTCATTATTTTTTCTTTGGATTGTCTTTTAGCCACTTGTAAACTTCGTAGCCTTTCAATCCTTTCGGGGGTTTAGATCCACCGTTGGTCCCAGCACTTATTGCAAGTCCTGCTTCCCTCATCTTTTCAGTTCTGAGCTTGTTTTCACTTTCAAGTTCCTGCAATCTTGTTTGGGTCTTACGTCCCTTCACAATAAAGTAGGCATCTTGTAATGAAAGTGCATCATTACCTTGTAGGAGCTCGGCAACTTCGCCCTTGTAATCCATCAAATCAGGATTGTCTCGTTTGAAGTTATCTAAAGCTTGTCTTTTTGATGACATCTCTTGCTCCATACGTATGGGTTTCATCATCTCTTGCAGTCTTCTTGCAACTTCTTGCTCGATTCTTGCATTGAATGAATTATCATCGTATGGATCTAATTGTACATCGTCTGCGTTAGCAACCTCATCTATTTTCTGATTAAAGTCAGAATTAGTAAGTGAAGTACGCATAGACTCTAAAGCCTTACGTTCTTCTGCTAAAGCCTGTGTCTTTCGAGTATAGTCTGCTCGTAAGTTTGCCATCAATTTCTGGGCATCATCAGGTAGTTCCTTTACGACTCGATTAAAGTCTAAACCTTTATGTCCACCCTCACTTAAACTATCGACTTCCAAAAGTTGTTCGATTGTTGCAGTTTCAGGTGTAGCCGGTGCAGGACCATCTTTGGCTGCGCTTAAAGCATCGCCAATGCGGTCTTTACCAAACTTCGCATGCATGTTTCTTTCTTGTGGTTCTACTGATTCGACAGTCGCAGCACTTTCACCAACATCTACGGGTGCATTGTTATTGTCTTCGCTCATTATCATTTTACTCCTGTTAGCCCATTCGGGACATAAATAAGTCGACCTCAGCGTCTCCGCCTTCGGCCGGTGGTTGTGGAGCAGCAGCACCTCTTCCTAGATCTTCACCTTTTTGTGGTACTCCTGCTTCCTTCTGAAACTCTCCCATGCCAAGTGGCTTGTTAAGAAAAGCTTTGAAAGATTTGTCGCTTGCCATTGCATCCAATCGGCCTTGAATCATCTTCATGCCATCATCATCTGCAATCTCTTCAAGCTTAAGACTGTATTCATCCATTCCTGATGCATCGACAGCAGCGTCGACCATTAGGAGGTTCTTTACGAACTCAGGTGGTAGGACTTGTGGTGCACTTTCAAAGTCCGGGTAAGGAGGTGCTTGAAACATCCTATTTACTCGGTTAAGTGCAGCAACCACACCATTTATTCGTTGTAGACTGAAGTCTCCTTCAATCTTAGGTATCGCAGACATTTCAGCATCGTCTACTTCTTTTGCCATGTCCATAAGTCGTTCAGGAGATACATCATCCATCACTTCCATTTCCATGCTTCGGTCCATCATCATTTCTTCACCAGGCATTGTATACTCCTTTGTTTATACGGATTTAATTATAGATTGTAAGTTGTTTGGTCCCATTGGGATAGATTCTTGGGCGAGGGAAGCGGCATCTGGGGGTACAGCTTGTGAAGCTTGTTGGGCTGCAGCTTTAGTTGCTGCCTCTTTTGCCTTTTGTGCTTCTTCAAAGAAAGCCTCCGGTAAACCCAATGCCCTCACCAACTCCTTAAGCAACGTATCAGGAGGCACTCCAAGTTGTTGCAGTACAGGTATCGATTGGATGTATTCCCTCTTCCTTATGCTTTCCGAGATTGGTGTCATCGCCTGATCTTGTGCATAGCATACCCAGTTCTCTTTTAGATCTGTAGGGATAACTACTTCAGGGACACCATCAATGTACACTACATCTTTTTCGCCACTCTCTTCGAGGTATAACGATAAGATGCTAATGTATGTGGTAGCAAGTTGTTCAATCATCATGTCTCTCTCACGTGCAAGGCGTCCTATCTCATTAGAACTGTAAGAAGCAAGTGCAGCAATTTCAGTAGCTGTACTTCTTGTAGCTTCTCCTCGTGTGAAAGGTGCAAGGATGTTTCCTTTGTCTTTATCCATCTGTACTTGTCTATAGTATTGCTCAAGTTCAGGTGGTGTTTGATTCTGTGGTAGAGGCACGACACAGTTATTGATGTTTTCATCATCTACTTCTACGAACAATCCATCGACACCACTTGCAATCTGTGCCATTTGTTCTTCGTCAAGTGCACCCTTTCTGATAAGATACTGTCTACTTGCCTTTCTTACTGCGTTTGCTTGGAAAGTTCTGATAAGATTTGATTCGTAGATTTGGTCATAGATTCTTTTCATTGCGCTATAACCATCGAGAGGATTATCAGGAATACGATTGAAGTAAAGTGGTACGATTGGTATCACTGCTTCTCTCGAAGCGTTCTCAAAAGGTATCTCTGACGACATCAGATACTTATCACCATGTTGCCAATTTGGCGACCAAAAGTGCATCATGTTGTTTTGCAAATCATACATTTCTACAACTTCGATGAACTGAAACATTTCTGTATCTACACTTGGATCTTCTTGGTTGTTGTATTCTCTTTCGAAGTATTCTTCTTTGCGTTGTGGTTCATACTGTTTATTGCCAAACAACTCTTTTGCTTCGTCTAAGGGAAGAAAGTATTTGTGGCCAACGTATCTACAATCTTGCCATCGTCTTGCTTGTCTATCTACAACAACCTCCCATGGAGGTATCGCAAACATGTCCACTCTTCGGTAGATGTCATCTGATTGTCTTGGCATCAACTTAGCAAAAGCCATTGGATAGATGAGTGCCATACGTGATGCATTCTCAATCACAGTTCTTTGTCTAACAAGAAAGTCGTTTGCAAGATGCTCAGCAATGTCTTTATTACCTCTTTTGCGTAGACCATCTTTGAAGACAACACCTGGATTGCGAGAAAACAGAGAAGCTATGTAAGACTCAATGTATCCATAGGCATCAGCTGTTTGGATTGTGATACCATAATCGCCAAGTCCATAAGTTTCTGAATCTTCCCAAAAGTCTGTTTCGTATGCTTGCTTGTAGTTGTAGAGATGTTTACGTTGTTCACGCCAATACTTCTCATGGACATCTACAGTCATTTTTAAGATTTGTGGTGTCATCTTACTCATCTACCACTCCTTTCGTCTGTAAGGGATTGGACCCATTGATTTAATTTTTCTTGCTCTTGCTTTGGACTTGAACTTTTCCATCATTGTCCTACGAGTTTGTGTGAACGTAGGAGTTGGTTCTAAGTATGCATACCACTGCGCAAGACAGAAAGCCATAAGGACATCATCGTGTCCTCCTTTCTGATGGCCGGGTATTCCTTTCTCACTTATTCCACAATTTCGCATTTCACTCCACAAGGGACGAGGCAGTTCTTCGAAGTATTCATTTTGCAATAAACTTCTTACATGGTCAAAGATCTTCAATTTATTTTCCCCACGTGTGAACCAATCTTTACCCTTTGCAGACTTGTATAGCTTGCGTACTTTCCACTCTTTTAGTCGGTAGAGTACTGTATGACCGGGACCATCTGCTTCCACTATAGTAAGCGGTTCTTCGTATTCGTGGTACAAATTGAACACTTTTTCTGCTAAGTTTTCTGGGAGAATCTCATTATCTCTATAAATGTATACAGGTTGTAGGGTTGTACCTGAGATCATAACAATCGTTGAGTAGTCTTTACCTGTACCGAGTGCAACATCGACTCCCATGTAGAAACGGTCACCTTGTATCCAATCAGGCGATTCCCATACTTTCTTCTTCATCTCGGCTATTCCTACCGCATCGAGTACATCAGTTGGATAGAATAGAGTTTGAGAAGACATGAAAGCTTCGTCAAGTGTGCTCGGATACTCTCGCTTAAACTTTTCAAGTCCCATTGTTGTTATCTGTCTACGTCTCCAATACATCTGTGCTTTGCTCAATCCCCATTTCTTTTGGATTGCAAGTTCTGATTGTGACATGTCAGGCACGTTTGGATTGGAGAACTGAGACTTTGTCTGATACTTTCTGTGTCTATACCAAGGGAAGAAACACACATGCCATTCGTTCCCAGGACTTCCAAGAATCAGTTCATGATACTTGTCTCCTGGACCGTTAGGCGTGGTTTCTATCACAATCTGTCCCTTTCCTACAGATGCAACTACGTTGGCAAGCAAGTCATCTTGGTCATCAAAGAAAGCAAACTCGCTGATGTGTGCACTTGAGAAAGTAAAAGACCGAGTAGACCCAGCCTTACCACCCGCTGTAAACGAACGAAGTGTTGCTTTAGAGTCTTTGAAAGTAAGTGTCCTACTCGAAGACTTAGATAACTTGCGTTGCAATGGTTTGGGTAATGCAAGATAGAAACCTTTATCGATTGAGTGCAAGTGATCTGCACTGTCTCTTGTATACGATAGGATAACTGATGTATCGGGTTCAAGCGATGTGTACTGTCTCCATAGGAAGTATGCACGTATAAGTGTAGAACAACCGATTTGACGTGCCTTACAAACTACCACACGATTGTGTTCAAGAAGTGCTTCAAGTAAGATCTCTTGTTCTTCATTCATGACGAATGGTACAACCTTACCTGCGTCCTTATCAAACACATGTAAAAACTTAAAGAAGTCCCGAGGGTCTTCTCTGAATCTTTGCATTACGGGTGAATCAATTTTCACAGATGCAACCTCTTGTATACTTCATCGAACACTTCTGGGATAACGATGTAATCAGGGTCATTGTTTATTAAGTCCATAATCTCTGCTGCTGTATGACCCGTCTCCTTACGTAATTTTTTGATTACTTTCTCGAAGATTTCTGCATGGTCAATTATAAGTTTACCGTCTGTTGTCATGTTTGGCACCTTGCTCCAATCGAATGGTTTATAAGTCTTGTCCTGATTGTCCACCCTCTAACACCTGTAAGATCTGTTCCATCTCATCTGAGTTGCCAAACTCTTGACGAAACTTAAGGAGGACTGTACATAGTTCCATGAATGTTCTAGGTCCCATCTTCCAGTTCATCTCGTCGTTGTGCTTGACTGCAAGCAGCATGATGTTTTTAATTATGCCTTCAAAGTCACCATTGTGGATGGCACCTGTGAGAGCTTTTTTGTAGTTGACTGATCTTCTTTTGTGTATCTTATCCGACATAGTGTTTCCTTAGTTTTGCAATAGCACGTTTCTTTTTCTTCCATACAGCTGAGGGTGTCTTGTAGCCAAGCTCCTGGGCCAACGTGTGTAGAGTCTTACCCTCGTAGTAGTAATCCCAGAGGATCTTAACCTCTTTCTTACTAAGAAGCTTCTCAACTTCATCCCAACTGAATCTATCTGTAATCCTCTCACTTGTATCAGGTCCCTCTTCTTTCTTAATTAAAATTTCTTCTGGGTTTGTGCTCTCTTTGTGTTTATGTGCAAGGTACTCTAAAAAATTAGTATCAGATGTAGTTAGATGCTTCCGAGACCACTTGTCTCTCTTCATAGTTTTTCTCCAAAAATAAATAACTGAACTGAACTTAACTTAATTGAACTCCCTATTAACTATACTCTTTCTTTTCTTCTGTCTTGCTTATTGTCTCTCTTACTAATAACTATACAGACAGAACAGTAATTGTAAATAAAAAAAGAAAATAAATAAGTTTGTTGTACAAACACATAGTTATAGTTAAGATAATAATACTCTCTCTTCTTAAATAATCTAAATAATGGAAACTACAATGACAACTAACAGAGCAGAAATTATGACTACTATAACAGAGAGAGACAAGACTCTCTTCTATAGAATCATCAGAAAGATACTGAAGCAGCAAATGAAAGAAGGGAAATTAATTGAAGTCCCAGCAAGAAGAGTTTTTGAACTTGCAGACAAAATGTCTCTCTTCTACTTTCAGAAAATTGAAGAGGACTTAGAGCAAGG